TTACCAAACGAAGCAGTTCTGTCAACAGGCGAGCCTGTGCCACTTAATCCTTCTCCTGTGTTAACCCTGTTATTTCCGACTAACGCAGTAGGGAGTATTACATCAGTTAAAGGATTCTTACCTCTCAATATACTACCAACTACTCTTTCTAAATCTTTTTCAAATACTCTAGATAAGTCTGCATCTTTTGTATTATTAAATATAACTGAACCTTTAATAATTGCACCTAATAAGTTTCCACTTGCTAGGTCAGAAGTAACAGTATTAATTGCATCAACAAGACCACCTTGATAGAAGATACTGTCAGTAACTCCTCCGCCAAATACACCTAATGGACTTGGACTATTATCATAGTGAACATCAGTAAACCCTTTAGGATTTATGTTGTTTACAAATCCTGTGGCATATTTTACTGTTTCGTATTGAATGTTCATAGTATGTTGCATTAAACTACTGTTAGCATACGAATGAGTATCGTGTCCAAAAGCATTTATTATAGGATTAATTAATGTATATTCTGCAAATCTTTTTTGTAACATTGAATAGATTCTAATATCTTTAAAAAATCTTTGGTTTCCGTCACTAAATCCGAATTCGTTGCCTCTATATCCACTGTATCTATCATTGGTACTATAGGCTCCGTTGCCTATGGCATATTTACTATCGTTATAAAAGAAATTTGCGTAAGTGTGCAATACACTTCTTATAAGATCTCTTTGATCATCATGGAATACAACATTAACAGGGTTATAATTTAGTTTATGCTGACTATGTACTTGCCTGTTATACTGATTGTGTGTCTGTACATCGATATTGAAACTAGGTAAATCAACACTTTTAACTAACATGTTCATTTCTAACTTGTCTATATTATCAAATAGAGATGCAGCCTGAGGCGTAAAATTAAATACAACATGAAAAAGATTACTATATCGTGGTTGCAACTCGTAGTTGTTATCTATAAACAACCGAGATGCATGTTGGAAGTCTTTTATCTGGTCGCCTTGAGATAAGGCATTTAGTAATGAGTTAACACTAGTCATGGATTACCTCCTTAACCGGTTACAGTTTGACCTATTGCTCTCGCAACTGTTGCCCCAACACCGTCACCAATTGGACTCTGAATTGCATTATCAAATCTAATACTTGCAGTAATTGTTACTGCTTCATTTGATGCATAGTTTAAGTCGTTATAGTTTACGTTGGTTAAGAAACAACCATATAATTCCCATGTTTCAAGAACATTAGCAACACTGGCTCCATTGCCACCGTCTAAGATTTCAAATCTTGTTACAAATTTATAGTCGATGCCTGAAGTTGCACTAGCCTGTTCCATGAAGTCAAATTGTTTCTGAACTTGCTCGCCAAGTAATCTACTAACTGATCCGTTAACGTCGTCTCTAAAGTTAACTGATATTGGATCCCAAGTATGTTTTCCTGCAACATATGCTCTACTATTGTAGATTGGAATTTCAATTTCTTCAAATGTTAAGTTTGGTCTTGTTATATCCATAACCTGTTTAGTTAGTTCTGTACGTGGAGTAGACACACCTAAGTTCTCAAACAAAGCACGGAAGCGATATTTAAGTTTTGGCATAAGCAAACCTTGCGAGTTTGCTGATTGATCACTGTCTAATGGTACAGTAAATTTTGTTAGTGATGAAACTGACATATTGTCTGCCTCCTTCTCTGTGTTATTTTATAATAATATTTATCAAATATCTTTCGTAAAAAATGGGTGGTATTTGTAGTACCACCCATTAATTTCGTTATTTTAGGTGTCTAAAACAGTTATACTACTGCACTTGCACTAGCAATGTTGCCTGAAGCAATTTCACCTGTGTTCTTAAGTCTAATTGGGATAAAAATAAACTCTGCAGACTTGACTGGCTCAATCGCTATATCAACATATAGTTCATTACGATCAATTCTAGTATTAGTATTGTTTGTTTCGTCACAAACTACTAAGAAATCAAATATACCACGTTTTGAAACTAGGTCATTCATGATTTGTTCTACTTGTTGTTTTAGTTCGTCTCTTGTAATCTTGTCGTTTGGCTCGAATACAAATCCTAATGCAGTTGCTTGTAATACACCTCTTAAATATCCAACTAGCCTAGAAACATTAATTCTATCTAATGCACTAGTGCTTGCTGCTCTAGTCTTGTTACCATAGTTCAAAAGTCCTACGCCATTAAAGAATGTAATCGGATTAACTCTATTGGAGTAAAGTGTATCTCTTAAACTTTCTCTAATATTGTCTGTAACAAACTCACCAGTTACAGCATTAATATAACCAATTGTGTTTACATTATCAATTAATCCACGTCTTGTACCTGCTGGAGCGAACCACTGGAATGCTTGATCATCGCTTCTACTAATTGTTCTTAGCATCATATGACTTGCCGGAACAACAACAGTATTTCCACTTAGGTCAGTTGTTTGTCCTGATGGATAAAACACACCTAAATAAGGATCTGCACTTACTAGTCCATCTTCACTATTATCTGCAGATACATTAGTATTAGTTGCCCAATTTTGAATAGCAGTACTTGTTCCTTCTAATCTCATGCTTGTGTCACCAATTATAAATGCAGTATTTCGTCTATCATTGTTTAACGAAACCATGTTACTTATTAACTCTGGATAACCAGGTGATGCAATAATATTAAAGGTTCTACTATCTTCTCTTAGTGCTTCACTAGTATCAATAGCCGATTTCATTGCCGCTACTACAATTTGTCTAACCGCTTTTCTGCCCAGGAATGGTGATCCATCGTTTCTATTACCACTTACTGTTACCCATGCATCCTTTTCTGATGGAAGTGTTGGATAAAGTGTAGTATCTGAGAAGTTAGTTCTTGAGAAATAGTTACTCCTGTAACGTTTTACACTGAGAGTACTACGTCTTGTATTAAACAATAAAGTACCTCTAGCAAAAAGTGTAGGATCTGGAACATCTAAGTCCACAACACTATTACTTTGTAATGCAACTATTGTAGGAATAACTCCTGTTACCACATCAGTAGTTGTGTCTCCCATAAATCTTGCATCTGCAAAAAGTATACCGTTTTCAGTACTTTGGTCTGTGTTATCAATTAAAACCCATACACTTTCGTTAGCGGCGTTTAGTTGTCTTCTGTAAATCTTAGGATAATTTTCTAAATCACTAGTGTCAATCCATATATCACCAACTATCAATGCTGTAAGATCAGTTTGTAAAGTTGGTGCAGTTGCACTCATAATTGGTCCTAATGGATCTGTGTTTGCTAAGTTAAATCCTCTAGCATCACTAGTTACCGTCTTATAACCTTTCCAAGTACCGCCGTTTTGTATCAGTATGTCTGCTTCTGTTCCACCATGAAACCAGTTTCTTAAATTTACTGGATCTGCATCTGGAGCAGTTATACTTGCAGTATAAGTTGGAGCAACCCAGTTACTTAAAATTAAGTCACTGCTATTACCTGCTCTTACTTGTCCTGTTGTTATTGCCACTACAATACCTGCAGTTGTTAACGGTGTTCCACTTGTATTTTTAAGTACAATTACACCACCTAATGCATGTTTAATTTTTATAGCACCAGTACTAAGTATCTCTGCACTAACACTAGTAACGTTTGCAGCATTAATGTCGCTTGCTAGTGTAGTTAATGTTGTGCCACTTAGTGTAACTGTTACTGCACTAGATAATGTTGTTGAATTTGCTACACTTGCTTGAATAGTAAACGTATTATTTTGAGTTAAACTTGCAGTTGTAACATTACCAGTAACTTCTAAAGCACCCGAACTAAATCTTCTAAACAATTTGTACGTAATAGTGTCGTTTTCAGATACGTCGAATTGTGCATAGTATGTGCCTACTGCAATAGCAAGTCCACCTGTTACATCATAGTTCTTAAGAGCAGTTCGATCGTTCTCATAAAGAGGAACACTTACACTGTCAAATGTTGCAGTTGATGAATTAAAAACACTTACGTCTAGTAATGCACCAGTACCAGTTGCAGTTGTCTTTTGCCAAATACTTCCTGATGGACGAGGTGTTGTGTCTGTTGATTTAAATTCTGGAACACTATATGTTTGACTCTGTTGTATCAAAGGTCTAGCAAAAGTTCCTGCAACTAATCCTGTAGCAGTAAGTATTGCGCCTGTTGCATTTGCAAGTATGATCTTACCATCAGCAACTGAACCGTTTGACTCTGCTAAACTGGTTGCATAAATTTCAATTTTGCCATCTATTGCGGCTGCAGTAACACCATCTATTGAGGCGTTGTTAATGCTTGTTGCTAGGTTAGCAACAGCTGTTCCACTAAGTGTAACAGTTGTACCGTTAATTACTATTGAATTACCATTTGTTAATGAAGGGTTTGCAACTGTACCTGACATTGTTGGATGTGCAATTTGCCATGCACTTGATCCTACTAGTACCCATGCATTACTTCTATTTTTATAGTAAAGCGGATTGGATATGTTAGTTGCAACAATAGCATAAGAGCCGATACTACCAATCGATGTTAAAGGAACACCACTTGAAAGATCAGTTGTTGATGTAATTACTGTTGGTACTTTATTTGTAAAAGTTCCAGCAGTTAAATTCCATTCAAATATACCCCAACGAGTATCAGTGCCTACATCAAACCATACTGTTCCGTTTAACGGATTTCCTGTTGGTCTACTAGCACTAGAAGTTAATGTTGCTAAATCTACATCTGCTCTTGTAACGTATGCTCTGTTACTTGATCCAAGTAAACTGTATGCTGCCAATAAGCCGAATTCGTTAATTTCATGTCCATTGATAGGAGTTCCACTTGCAGTTTGGTAAAATAACGGATTACCAAATGTTGTAGTAAGTTCTCGTTGACTACCAATTAAGTATGTGCTTCCTGCATTTGCGGAAGTTGTTCCTGCCGCAGTTCCTGTTCCGGATCCGCTTGTCTTGTCTTGGGCTGTTGCTACTATTATTGCTGGTATCGTTCCTGTTGCACTTGCAACATAGTTGGATTCATCAATGACTGTAACTTCTACGCCGGGTGATACTAGTGCCATATTATTCCTCATCCTTTAAAGTAAAGATATTATTATAATATATTTATCCAATAGTTAATAAAACCACCTAAAAACTACATACCCTTTAAAGGTTCGTTAAATAAATACATGTATGAGACCGTTATGTTATATATGCAATACCACTCCTGTTGCAGTAAATTATCATCGAGAAGATAAAATTTACTACAGAAAACTATGTGATAAATGTGGAAGAAAGAAAAAGAAAGTTTCTTTACATAAATCGCCTAGATGGAAGTTGGCAGGTTATAGAAAAAAGAAAATGTGTGAATACTGTGACATTAAACTGCCTATGATAGAACAACTAGTAGTATTTCATGTTGATTCTAATCGACAAAATATAAATGTTAGTAACTTAAAGACAGTTTGTTTAAACTGTAATTTTGAGTTGTCTAAGACTGGGTGGGTACAAGGAGATCTTTTAGAAGATCATTAACCACGTTTTGTAACTCACTAACTGTTCCATTATTAGTTATTAGATAGTCAGGAGTGGTCTCTGCCCAACTGTATTCACTAGAGTGTACATCAGGAAACAAAACTGGCATTTGTTCAGGATCAGTGACTGCTAAGTTCCACCATTCAGGATCCTCGTCTCGTTTAACACGAACAATCTTTCCTCCAAGTCTGCGTATCATTTGTACTTCGTTTGGAAACCTTGCGTCTGTTATTACTATATTATGTGTTGCATCTTTAATACGATTTTCCATAGTTAGTATCCAAATGTCTTGGTGCCAATGGTTTCTAAATACTTCTGTTCCTATTAATTGTAGTGCTAGTCTAGGAGTAAAGTTAGGGATACCTAATCTCTCTCCCCACCATTTATCCTCTGCTTCACGCCATATTCTACTTTGGTCAGTAATGCCTTCTACTAGTTCTCTATCCCAATTGAATATCTTAGCAGTAGCATCTTTAAGACTTGAGGCAAAACTTTCGTGCTTAAAGTCTTGTTCGACAAGCATATCGCCGACAGTTCCTTTACCTGAACTTATAAGTCCAACAATTCCGATAATCATAAATTACTTTAAAACTTTATCCAATTATGAAGGATAACGGATCTGATCCGTCAACATAATTCCTCAAGTCTTCCTCTAGTTGTTGCATCTCTGCTTGGGCTTCGGCTTTTAGAGTGTCGCCGTTCATACTTGTACCACCTTGTGGTCCTGCTATAGTACTAAATTTACTTCTTGCTTCACCTAATGTAAATTTAGCCAATGCTAATGAATAATCTTGTATCCAAGGTTGTGTTTGTTTATCTTGTAGTAAGTTACTTTCTGGTCGATCATTATATACCCAAAGAATAACCTTTTCTCCGCTATCATTAAATTTTCTTAATAGTGTTATAGTTTTAGTAGCAGAATTGTATTCAAAATTAACAAACCCACCGAACATTTTAGCACTCATTTCTTGATATTGAAAGTACATTTCGTAAGTTGCTTGTCCACCTATTCTGCCTGCTTGTAACAAATAAGTGTTTACGAATGCCGCTTCAAATGGTTCAAAGTTTGTGCCTGTGTCTGACCCTCCACTACCAACACTTCGTCTAAATACTTGTCTAACGTCATTTACTTCATTGGGTAATACATACTCTTGTTGATTTTCTACAATAGTTAAAAACAAATAACTGCTCTCTACACTACTATTTGCTCGTTGTCTGTACTTACGCAACGCCTGGTCAATACACATATTATAGTGTGCTGGGTCTAGTTCAACATCTACCATATCTCCACCTAAACGAAAATATATGTAATCTTGTATTCCTTTTCTTAAAGTGGTTAAATCTGCCATACTTAAAATTCCTTGTTACTGTATTTATTTAGAAACCTTAAGCAATACTGTATCTGCATTTATTCTTCCGTTAAGTTTAGTTTCAACTCCGTTGATATTTGGAATAAATTTTCTCTTTTTTGCTGAACTTGCACTGTTGAATTCTCTTAGTTGGTCTTCTGCTTTACGCAAAGTTTTAGAAACACTTGTAGAAGAATTAAAAAACTGTAATGTAGTTCCTTTTACTTGTAGTGTGCAATTATCTTCAGCAATGTATATTCCTAGTTTTCTAGTTTTAATATTAAAGATCCATAACTCCGTAGATCCTATTATATCTTCGGGCTTTATACTTGCTACCTTATACTTAGGATCTGTTACACAATACTTTAACTTAGAAACAAGTTTTGTAGCAGATTTAAGTACAGGAGTACGAGTTTTTCTACTTGCTTTACTCTCTTGTACAATTAAATCACATGCACTAATAATGCCACGATATAACTCATATCCTTTTTTAATCTCTAACTTAGATAAGTGTGCATATCCTTCTTTGAATTGATCTGCTAAGTCTTTTTCTTGTTCAGTTGCTTTAGCAGACAACTTCACAGGATTTAATAACAAACTAAATTCTGTTAACGATCCTTGATAGAAATTAATAATGTGTCTAGTATGTGCTTGGTTAACATTTAGTTTTTTAAGCATTTTTACCATATCAGGATTCTTAAAAGTAGTTGGATCGTTAATAAAATCATCAACAACTTCTTCTACAGAAGCAATGATATCATCGGCGGCTTCTCTGATACGTTCTTGTATGTTAGGAATGTATATGTTCTTCTTCTCTTCTGCTTTTTTCTTTTCTATTTCAGCAAGGGGACGACCTTTTTCAATCCATCCTTGGAAATGAGTAGTCATCCATTCTGTTGTATCTGCATTTGTTTTTAAGTCTTGTCCTGTCCACCAACAATATGCTGCGATATGTTGTCTATAAAATGTCCACTCGGGTAGTTTAGAGACTGCTTTATAATCTTCTTTAGAAAGAGTTTTCTTTAAATATGCTTTTGTTATAGTACCACAATTCTTATTGTCTACTTGCCAATGGAAGAATTCTGTGCAATTCCTAAAAGAATCTGTAGGAGCCGCTCCAGCACCAGACAATTTTCTACGAGAAATAGTTTTCTTCTTAGTAAGTTTTTTACCTTTAAGAGCACTTAACGCCATTTACTTTCCTCCCATTGCTACACGCAAGGCTTCCATACCTTGCTCTGTTCGTTGTACTTCATCTGTTTTCTCATGGATAATAGTACTTAGTATTTCAGTTGCAGATCTTCTTGTAGTAGACTTCTTCATTAATACTTGAACTTGTTTTAGCATTTCTAAATCTCGTTGCATATCATTTATCATAGTTTATCTTTCTCTGTTTTCCTAACTATGTATATACTATAACACTTCTGTTATATATGTCAACCAGTTAATAAGTTTATGTTTCGGTTGACGTTTTGGTATTCTGTGCTATTATAAAGTATAGTTAGAAACAAGCAATTAAACGGAGAGTCAAATGGCATATGTAAGTCAAGCAAATAAAACAAAGTTAGCACCAGCAATTAAAGCAGTATTAAAAAAGTATGGATGTAAGGCTTCTATTAGCATTAGGAACCACATGGTACTTTGTGTTAAAATAAGCAGTGGTATTTTTGAGTTTGGTAAACATGCAAATGATTTTAGACAAGTTAATGTTTATCATATCGAAACACACTATGATGGTGTAGAAAAGAAGTTCTTGTTAGAGTTATTAGCGGCAATGAAAGGTCCGGATTGGTTTGATAAGTCAGATAGCCAAAGCGATTACTTTCATGTTAGT